GCTTCCACGCATCCCACGCCAGCCGCAGCCGCTCCGCGTAGGCTGCATCCGTCTCCGAGATGCCACGCGGCAACTGCCGCTCAAACCCGATGGCCGCCAGCGCGTCCGAAGGGCCTCCGGCGTAGGGCATCCCGACCACGGCCGCTCCGCGCGCCGCGTTCGATACCGAGTCCTTCATGGTCCCGAGGACACCCGCCCAATCGAGCCCCGCTTGGTTCTGGAGCCACGCGGGAAGGATGGACGGCTGATACTGTGCGTAGCTGGCCACGCGCTACACCGGGAACCACGAAATGCTGTTCACGACGGGCGACGGGATGGCATGGCCGGAGAGCGTCTTATCGACGCCCACGCCGTTGCCCACGTCCACGTCGATGATGTTGACGGCTCCCGTCGCCACGCCCGCGGCGTTGAGCTTCATGGCCAGAGCGGTAATCTGCGCGCATTCGATGGTCCCGCCGATGGCCGTCTCCGTCACGTAGGCCACGATGGCAGCGTCGAGGTCCGCGTGGCCACCAACGCGCCCGATGGGATAGGTGGCGGTCGCCGTGACGGTGATCGCTTCCGTCGAAGCGGCGTAGACCACAGGAAGGTCCGTGAGCGGAGCGCGAGCGTCGATGTACGTCTGCGTCGAGTTGATCTGCGCTGCGGTCGATGGCGCCGACGGGCCGGCGATGTAGATGTTGACCGTGGCCGCAACGGCGGGGTCCGTCTCGACGAGAACGCGCGTCACCTGTCCCGGTGCGCTCTCCTTCGCCCACACGGAATAGACATCCTCCGTCGGGATGGCGGAAAGCGCCGGCCAGCGGGCAAGGATGCGCGCGGCAAGGGACTGCTGCGACTCGGGGTCCGTGCCTTGCGTGGTGAGCCACGTCCCCGGCGACGAGAAGGTGTACGTATCGCCCGCAACGAACGAAGGCGAGATGGCCGAGTCGGTGATGGTCGCCGTGCCGCCGTGACCGCCGAGATTCGTGAGAACCGACGTGGTTCCGTTGCTTCCGTAGGCCCCGCCGTCGACGCTGGTAGACGTGGTTGCTGCGCCTGCGTCCCCGTCAGTGTCCACGCGGATGGAGTAGGAGTGCGACCCGGTCGGCGTGGCCGACAGAACGACGGTTCCCGTGCCGCTGCCGAGGTGAACCACCCCGGACCACAGGCCCGGAGTGTTCGCGACGGTCACGCCCGGAAGCGGCGTCTGCATCGTCGTGATGGTTCCGTTGCCCACATTGCCAGCGATGCCGGCCGTGAGGCACAGGAACGAGAGCACCAACGTTCCGCCCGGTGACAGCGTTCCGCCCGTGGTATTCGTGTAGAGAAGCCCATCATCCGAAACGGCGATGAGCTGACCGACGGTGACGGTGAACGGTCCCGCCGCAGCGGCGCACGTCAGCGTCAAATCGCCGACGGCGGCCGTGGCTTCGTAGGGGTCCAGTTCGTAGAAGTTGAAGGCGAGGAACTTGAGCGCATCGGTGGCCGGGTCCGTCGCCACGGTGCCGGTGAGTGCCGCCTGCACGAGCACAAGTTGCACGATGAGCGGGATTTGGATCGATTGGTCGGCAAGGCACGCCGTATCCGTCTCGATCATCGCCCGCTCGGGGCTCGTCGAAGTCCAGTCCGTCGTCGGGAAGTTGCGCCCCTGGAGTTGAGCCAGGGCGATGGCGGTCCACTCGTCTTGAGTGCGTACCGTCAGCAACTCATTCAGGGTCGGAACGCTCATGCTTGCCCTTGGCTGAGACGAAGGATGGTGACGGTCAGGCTGTCCACTGACAGAATGAGCGCGAAGGGACCATCCGCGCCGTCTACGGTGATCTTGATGATGAGCGTTTCCGCCTGAGCGACGTAGGTGAGAACCACGGAGGCCGAGTCGACCCGCTCATCCTTCTGGCATTCGGCGGAAATCTCGCCTTCGGCGCGGGACAGTTCGCCCTCCGTGAGCGACCCGCGGAACAACTGCCGCACATCCCACCCGCAGTCAGGATCCCATGCAAGTTGACCGCGCGGAGTCTGGAGGCGACGGGCGAGGTTATTTCCGAGGTTGCGGAAGCCGCTGGCGTAGACGAAACGATACGGCCATCCGCTCGTCACGTCGAGGCCGGTGCCGTAGAGGTTCGGAGTTGCCACGGGTCAGCCTCCGATCTTCACGGCCGAGGAGCCGGCGCCGATGAGTTCGTGAATGGTCAGCGTTCCGCTTCCCGCGGGGAGGCTTTGAACGCCCGACCCATCGCCGGGCGTGTACACGACGGACAGGCTCGCCGCTCCACTGCCGGGAACGAACGTGAACAGGATGGTGCCGTGCGTGATCGCGTCATCCTTCCGCGCCGCTTCCTTGGGCGATGACGTGCCGATGGTAATCAGCGACGAGTCGGAGCTGAACTCGAAAGCCACCGCGTAGGGCTGCGATGGGTCGCCGTTGCGAAACCCTACGAGCACGCGGGAACCGACGATGCCATCGACGGTAGACGACGGAAGCCCGAGGTACAGCGGAATGGACGTGGGCGACGGGATTTCCGTCGTGTCGAGCTGCACGTCAACCTTGCTGCCGTCGATGGCCACGACCTTGGCGAAGTACAGCGCGCACGCATCTACCGTTTTCACGGCCTTGCGGCCCATGAACAAGTTGAGCAGGGCGGACCACGCCGCGTTCAGGCGGTCCACGCTCACGACGGCTGCCACCACGCGCGCGCCGAGAATCCCTCGACGGAAAGCTTGGACTCCACGCGGTTGACGCGCACGGGACCGGCTTCGGCCTCGACGGTCTGACCCGCTCGCAGGGTCGGGACTTGGAATCCCACGTCAAGGCGTCGCTCGCGCGGTTCCTCGCTCGTGACCTGATAGTCCTCGTCGAACGCGCCCCACGTCTCGGGGCCAATCCAGAACGACCCATCGGACAGGAAGCGCCACGACGTACCCGCGGGAGCGTAGGCCATGAGGGCGCGCACGTTGGCGCCGAGCGAGGCCGCAGTCACGGTGAACGCGGGAAGCGAGACGCCCTTGGCCGTGGCATCGGCCGTCGAGGACAGCGACTCGCCCAGCGCGGAGAGCGTGGACCCGAGGATGGTCCCCAAGGTCGCGTTCTGCCAGAACCTCGGCGCGCATGCGGCCTGCCAAGCGCCCTTGCCGGCGAGCACGCGAACGTGCGCCGCTTGCGTGTAGTTGCCCGACACGATGGCGGTGCCCGTCAGGGTCAGCGCGCCTCCCAAGTCGATGGTGCACGCGCCGGAGATGGTTTCCGCGCCTGCCACGAACAAGTCGGCGTGCCACGCCCCCGTGAGAGGGAAGGTGATGCGCGCCTGCGAGATGGCCCGCGAGTTGATGGTGAGGTAGCTCATCCCGTTGTCGGTGTCAGGGTCACGCCCGCCTGCGAAGGCTTCTGCTGCGGTCCCTGCGTCGAGTGATTCTTGACGACCTTGCCGTTGGCGGCTGCCGTCTCCGCGCCGGCCAACCCCTCGGCGTTAAAGTTGTCGGCAACTTCCGACTTCTTTATCGTCGCCACGGCGGACTTGTTGCGGCGGTATTCAAGCATCTGAATCGTGAGTTTGCGAATCTCGCCTTCACCGTCCATCGCCATGTCTTCGCAGATACACGAGGAGACGGAGAAGGCCGTCAGCAGCGGGTGCGACACGTCGAACGCTGCGTTCGGATCCTCATTGCTCTTAGCGAGCTTCTTTTGGTCCGCCGCGGAAAGCTCGCGCTTGACCCAGATGGGAAGCAACTGCCACATGATCGGCTGAATCAACTCCCACTGCCGAGGAGTCCACAGCGTCACCTTCACGGCGAACTTCATGGGCTCGTAGCCGGCCTTGATGGGAATCGGAGGCGCGCCGGCCGCCTGTATCGTCCACAGGTGGCGCGCGCGCTTCGGGGTGACGGAGACAAGCCCCGGAACCTGCACGCCGCGAATCCATGCGGTGTCCCATGGGTTTTTCTGGTAGACGGCGTTGAACCCTGTGACCGGCGGGTCCGCCGCTCCTACTTGGTCGATGCCGCCGAGCGCGCCCGGATCCTCAAGGCTGACATCGCTATTCCAGAACGGAACGAGTTGCGGCATTACCCACCAGCCTCGGCAACGAACTGCTCAAGCGCAGACAGCAGCAGCGACGCAGGGGCCTGCAACTCCACTTCGCGGAGGAAGTCCTGTGCCATCTCGGGCGTGCTCTTTCCGTGGCCACCAACGGTCACGTCGCCGAATTGCAGCGTCACTGACAGTCCACCGCCTCCACCGCGCCCGCCTTCGCCAGCGCCGAGACTCCCGCCGCGCTTGAGACCGATCACGTTGTCCTGTGGGTCGATTTCGATGGCGCGACCGTTGCGCCAGATGAAGTCGTCGGCGGAACCCTTGGGCTTGATGACGCCTGCCTCGGCAGCCTTGCGGGCATCGATGGCGCCGCGCTCCTCGTCGAATCCGAACTTGTAGGCATCGGACCCTTCGGGGAGTTTCAGGACGGTTCCGACGCCCGCG